TTAAGTTCACTTTTGAAGTTTCCGCTCATCATGCCCGGCTGTCCGTTATCGTCTAGGTAGTAAACTGTCGCCCTATACATCATGATAGCTCCTTTCATCTTCCGTTAACTTTCTACTAGCGCCATCCACAGGCAAAATAGGGAACGTTGCTATAACATCGTTTTCTAGGTTCTTCATGATGTAATTGAAAGGATGGACTTTCACAACCTCCCACAACACTCCCCAACGTCTGTTCAGTATCACGTCGCCTTTTTTAAATCTCCCTTGCACCATATCAGCACCACCTAGTACAAGCCACAATAGCAATAGGCGTAATTTTGTCCGCAAAAGATGCAACAATCGTAGTCGTCTTCGTCGTCTTCGTCGTCTTCGTCATCTTCTACAGCATCTTCTGCATCCATAAGTATTTCAATAGCGCTTAGCGGATCGATATTAAATTCTTCACAACTTGCAATAAACGCCGACCCTAACGCGTTTAAAAACTCGCACTCGTTCATATCTTCCGCTTGGACGTTTATATCTTCGCTATCGAACGTTATTTTGATTTCTTTCATCGTTCTACCCCTTCCCATAATTCACCCTCTTCTTCCATTCTGCGAGCTATTTCGATCGCTTGCTTATACGGCACGCCCAATTCATCACAAAGCGCTGACAACGCCTCTGTTAACATGATAAGCATTTCGCCCGCATTTGCGTCCTCTATGTGCATATTTGAGTGTGATCCGTCGTAAGTGATAACAATCTCTTTTTTCATCATTCTTCCTCCTTGATTAATTCGATAATAATTTCGCATACGTGCATCCTACCCGCATGAAAGCCGTTTAACCAATCGTCTTCCGTCCTGTTTACTTTGTACAACGAACCTTCATGCATGCCCTCCAGTACTTCTAACAAACACTTTTTATCCATTCTTCTAGCACCTCGATTGGCACAAAAGTAATTTCGATACGCTGACGCTCTTTATCTTCTTTCACGATATCTATGAAACCTTGCACATACTTTCGGTTGTCATTCGGCAACGCACCAGCTTCTACCAATCCATCTAAGATAAACTTCTTCGCAAACGCAATATTGTCCGCGTCCTTACGTTTATTTTTGACGTACCATGTTATTATTAGCGCGCAAGGAAAGTCAGTTTTTTGTAATTTTAAATCGCTTTTTTCTGCTACATCTTGGCAATATCCCGTTTCGTCTTTTTTAATCTTAGCCGCGATATAGCGATTGCGTCTTTCCGCGTTGATAAATTCATTCAAAGCGGTTAGTTCGCCTTCGATTAGCAGGTGTTTCATTCGTTTACCTCCTACCGTTGTAATTAACTATCAGTTTCACGTCTTCAATGATCCATATATGCTTAGGGAACTCAGCGCGGAGCTTATTAATTGCCTCGCGCATATCGTTGCCTGAATACGATACATAACGTTTTTGCCTGCTGTCGTACTTTCTGATTTCGATTGCGTATAAGTCCACGCTGATTCCCCCTTTTTCTTTAGAACGGCAATGCGTCGTCGCTAATATCTACATCAGTACCGCCGAATGGATAACTATCTTGTGGTGTAACCCCTAGACTCGTTTGTTGTGGCGCTTGTCGTGGTTCTTGGTGTTGTGCTCCTGCATTGAAATGAAATTTGTTCGCTACAACGTTATAAGTAGTTCGGTTGTTGCCGTTTTTATCCGTGAATCGTTTTTGTTGTATAGAACCCTCGATAAGAATCGCTTCGCCCTTGTGGAAAAACTTCGCTACGTTTTCCGCTTGTTTCCCTGAAAACAACACATCGAAGAAATCGGTATCGTAATTGCCTTCGTGGTTTTTGTAACTACGTTGTACCGCAATCGAAACGATAGTAAACTCCTTGCCTGTGCTTGTCTGTTTCAGCTCTACGTCTTTAGTCAATCGACCTTGTAAAATAACAGTGTTTAACAATTAAATTCCTCCTTAAAAATAACGATTTATTGATTTTAAATCAAGTTGCTACAGTTTTCTAACTTCATTTTCTCGCAGCAAATAGCTATAGCCATCGTCAAGGTCTACTACGTATTTGTTCTTAGCGCCCTCTAAAACGTTAGATACAACGCCGATTTCTTCGATAATACCCCACACCTCACAATTGCAAATAACCTCGTCTCCTTTGTCAACTTTCATCCTCTTCACCTTCTTTTAAGCGGTACTCGCTTTCGACATATTCTTGTGTAAATTCTAGTCTTACCCCTTCCAAACCGCCGGCGAGCTCCACCGTGTATATTCCTACGCCGTCCTCTGCCGTCTCAAAATCTACGACTATTTTATTCATTTTGTAAAGGTTGCATGATTCTATCACGCTGCCGATCGGGAACTTATTCATTTTATAATTGCCTTCTAAAATCTCGTTCATTCTATTTTACCCCTTTCATGGAAAATTACACCTGAAATAGTTTAAAACGTCTTAAAACGCACGTTATCCCCCTTAAAATCGATCCTGTGAGGCGTCAGTCCGTTATAAACGAATAGCCTTGCGCTTTTTCTACCTCTGCAAGTTCTATCGCTTCCCACTTCGTCGTCTCGGCTAGTTGCTGCAGTTCGCTAGCGCCTTTGATATCTCCACGTCTTATAGCTTCTTCTGCGTGTCTGTTTAATATCGCTATCTGTTCTTCTAAAATGCGAACGGTTGGGCTACGTACTAAGCCGTTCTCTTTTAGTATTGCCAAATACTCCTTTCCGTTTATCGTGCCTTTTAGCATAATTTTCGCCTCGCTATTCTATCGCGATTAAATTCAACTCTTTCGCTACTTCTAAGAACTTCTCATACACCGTAAGTGTGTTTAAATCAGCTAATTTTTTCGTTAACTCGCTTCTTTCTGGCAAACGTGGCAACTCATCTATCAAGTCTGTTTCTAAACTGCGTATAAATTTAGTATGTGCTTTGTTTTCCTCGATTTTGTTAGCATCTAACATCGCAAGGATGTGCAACAATTCTAGTTCGGTTAACTCTATTTTCATTGTTTTGCTCCTTTCGTCGCTCCACTACCCTCCATGTATTCGTCTAATATCTCTTTGTATTTTTCCGTGAATTTAAAACGATCTTGATGAAGTTTCTTGCTCCAGCCTGTCTGCCTATCTAACTCGCGCATTTCTTCGAAACCTTTTTGAATCTCTTTGTAATAAAACTCGATATTCGCGGCGGCTTTCCAATGTCTTGACGTTCTGACGCCTGTGCCTGTTTCCGCCGTTTCTATTTTAACTAATTCGGCCCGTGCCTTTGCTTTTTTATCCTTTTGAATCTTTGCCATGATCTTTTTTAGAATGATGTCGCTATATCGTGAAGCAAAGTCCATTGTTTTTATCTCCCCTCCTGAATGTAGTTTACAAATACATCCGTCATATCTTCCAATCGCGTGACGTATTTATCAACTACGTTCGTTTCTGCTACACACCTAGCCGATGATACAGCTACCAAAATATCCGAGTTCGTTGTCATAAATACCACGCCGCAAGCGCCGATAACAGAATGATAAAATCCTGTTATCTCGTGCGCTAATCCTTTAGATTGTAAGTCGTGTTCGATGAAAACACGTAATTCGTTCATTATTTACCGCCTTTCTCTGCCAAACGTTTTGCTTCTTCTACTTGCTTTTATGCCCAACTCAACAAACCCATTTGCTCAATGCTGATATTCGTTAGCATGATGCTCGCCCCTTTCTTTATTATACTTTCATTATAAGTTATACTTGATTTTAAATCAAGTATTGAGATCAACTTTTTGAAGAATTTTTAGAACAGGTATTTCAACAACTCCGCTACTTTCCGTTTCTTCCATCGCAACTTTTCCGTCTACCACTCTTGCACGCAACTTACGACTAGGTTTTGCGTAACGTACAATGACCTTATCGTTTTGTGCTAACATGATTTCTAGCCCGTCTTTATCCTCTGCTACTCGTCGACTTCCGTGTTCGTCTAAGTATTCGATTCTCATGTCGTTCTCCCCTTTCCTTATCTTCGCTTATGTTATAAAAACACTTGATATAAAATCAAGTTCTTTGTTTAAAATTCATCAAAAGTTTTCCCGATTGCTCGTGTATCCCATTCGATTGCTTGCATACAAGCGTAGTTCATGAACATTTCTTGTTTTTTTGTACGCCCTACGCGATTCTTTTCTAACATCATTAGTAACTTAGGACTGTCACGAAGCGGATCGACGTCCGGGCGCGGATGATTAATCTCTGCGCGATGTAATAGTAGAACTTGTGTCGCATCTTGTTCTAAGCTACCAGAATCCTTCAAGTCGGTTAGTAGTGGCGTTTTGTCTTGCCGTTGTGCATTCGCTCGATTTAACTGTGCTAGAACTACCACAGCAATCCCCAATTCGTTCGCTAATAGCTTAAGTTCGCGTGTTGCCTTTTGAATTTTCAAGCGAGTTGCGCTCTCGAAGTTCCCTACGCCCTCGACGTCCACTAGCCCGACATAATCAATGACAGCAACATATTTACCATACTCAGCGCGTTCTCTAATGTGCCGGATCATTCTGTTAAGCGTTCCTTCATGTGAATCGAACACACGTAATTTGTATTCGCTAACCATTCTTTTATAAACTCGCTCGATTTCTTGACGTTGCTCGTTAGTGAGGTTTGACGGATCGTTAAAGTGTTTTGAATCAATCCCCGTTTCGCTAGATACAAAACGGTCTAATAAGCGTTCTTGTTCCATTTCTAGCGTGAAGAAGTCTACCGCTACATCTTTATTCCGTTTTAATACTCGCAAGCTCATATCGACACCTACGAGCGTTTTACCACACGCCGGACGCGCGCCGATAACAACTAAGTCGCCCGGTTTCAAGCCGCCTGTTTCTGTGTCATACCAATCGTAAGTACGGATTGCTTTTGATTCTTTTTCGTTGATACGTGCTAGATATCTATCTTGCAGTTCTTCTAGTGTGCTTTCGTTTTCTGGCATGTAACACGTTTCTAGAACGCCCATATACTCTTTTATTTTCGCTAGTGCCGCTGTAGTTTTATTGGCGTTGTATTCTTGCCACGCTTCATTTAGCAACCCTTGATAGTGAGCGTGCTTGAAATATGGCACGCGTTCATAGACGTAAGGCTTGCCGCTATCGTCGCAACCTTTTAACATTTCTAGTTTGTCAATCGTCGTTGTCTCGAAAATGTCTTTGCCTTCGTTCAGTTTGTCTAACAAAGGCAAGAGCGTGTCAGTATCTTCTACACTCATCAGCGCGGAAACTATTTGTTGTAATTCTTCTGTCTCAAAATATTCTGGTTTCATTTCGCACCAATTCAGTTGCTTAGGATAGTTAAGTAAGTTCCCTACATCTTGCATAGTTCCTCGTAATAACATTGTTCGTCCTCCCTAGAATCTGTTTTTAAACATGTCTTGCATGTTCATTGGATCGATATCGGAAAAGTCTCCGTTTGTTTCTTGTTGCTTAGGCGTGGCAACAATTTCTTTCAAGTCTTCGTCTTCCCAACGCCGTTGATTAAAGAAAGTTCCGCCGTGTAGCATGTACTGTTTTTCGGTGTGATTGATAGCAATTTGTTTTTTGTAGGCTACAATACCTGTTTGTATCTCTTTGTTGGTTGTTCCATCTTTTATCGCTCGTTTATATGCTTTGAAAGCTAACTCTTTACCTTTTTTGTTAGGATACAATTTCCAAAGTTTCTCGAAATCTTCTTTCAGTTGTTTTTCCTTTGTAACTCGACTGTCGGCGTAATCGTCTTGCGATTCGCCTATATATTGTTCTTTCTTGTATTGTTCTTCTCTTGTATTGTTATCTTCCTCATTCTTGACGATAGGGGTAACGTCACTTTCGACGATAGGGGTATTTGCAATTTCGCATATATATAAATAGCGGCGTTCGATCTCTTTTGTGCCGTCTTTGTAAACTATCACACGTTTCAAATATCCTAAATCGATTAAGCCGTTTAGCGCACGTGTAACCGTAGAAGTAGATACACCGAAAACATCTTCAAAATATTTGTTGGTAGCCCAACAACGTTTTTCCTTAGTGCTTAACGCCGATATTTCGGCATAAAACAATTTTTGAATAGCGTTCAAACGTTCGTCGTAACGTACAGTAGCCGGCAATATAGCGTAAAAATTCGGCTTGTTTTCCATATCCCTATACCTCCTAAATATTCAATCGTTTGATCGTTTCTGCGTTTAGCGTGATACCGTATACGTGATACTTGTTTCTAAATGCCCTCAAGCCTATCGTATGTTTTTCCGTGTGGTGCGATCGGCATAACGCGCAATAAGTGAACTTCGTCTTGTCCACCTTATTCCGGTTGTTGCCCATCCCTACAGTTTCGTCGAAGTGGTCTACATCCGCGTGTCTGCCACAAATACAGCACTTTCTATGAGTTAAACACTTGTAAAAATAGTACTCTAGGTTCTTATCTGGAATCGGTATCTTGTTAGACAGTGAAACATTCAACTCAAAAGCCAAATCGAGCGCGATATTTGTCAATAAGACTACATCGTCTTTCGTATTGCTAGAACCGTTTGAAAGGCTTATATTTCGCCCTGTGAGAGCTTTAAACTTCCATCTGGTATTGTCGTCTATCTCTTCTATCAGATGCCCTGTAAACGCACTTATATCGCCCAATAATGCGTAGTAGTATTTGCGTTGGTCTACAGAGAAAGAACGCGGATCGAGAAAACGCAACTCACAATAGCGTGCGCCTATGTGTCCGTGATAGACAGTTTGCAAACGTTCGATGTTTAAATCTTCGGCTAGTTCTACTTTCATTTCTCGTCCGTCTATACTTTTAACCTTTGCTAAGTAGAGTAGATTTGCCACGTTCTAACCTCCTAAAAAGGACGGCGGAAAGTTCCACCGCCCAAGTTGATTTTAAATCAAGTTGCGTTATTTATTTGTTCTCTACGGACTTCAAATATGACAAAATTTGTGTTATTTGTTCGGCTGTTACATTGTCTAGTTTGCCTTTTACTTTGAAATGTTTCAAGATAGCTTGCTCCGCTTCTTCTGCTGACAACCCTTGTTTCTCGGCTAGTTGATTGATTTTCATGCGTGCTGTTTGGATATGTGTTTTGCTTGCTTTCTTAGGAGCATTATCGCCGCTACATGCGTTCCCGTCGTCGTCTTTGTCTGATGTAACTCCGAATACGCTTGCTAATGCGTAACGGCGCGCATAAGTCACAGCCGAGCCAAGCCCTTGCGGATCGCTCTTCACAGCCGGTAAAGTCAATGGTTCAAACTCGATATACTGACCACTTTCGTGCGTAATCATCGTCGAAACGCTGACGTCCTGTCCTTCGCTTGTGGCATATTGGACGTAGGAAAGCCCTGTTCCCTCGATTGCTTTGTCGATTGCTTCTGTGATGTTTTCTAGTGGTACATATTTACTCTTGAAGAATGGGTTGTTTGCATCTTTCATCGGTTGTTTAAAGTTCGATCGGAATTGTGCCATCGCTTTGAATAATTCGTTCAGTTCGTTAGAATGTGATTTCATTAGTTTTCCTCCTTGATTACATCATCGATTGTGATACCAATAACCGCGTGTAGTGATCCATTTGAGTTCGAAATACCTGTATCTACATCGTCGACTAGTGCCCGTGCATAAGGTTGCGTTTCAACGTCTATCATCCAATTGTTAAGGCAGTCTTCTATGATTACGTCTCCGTTTGCGTCGAACACTGTGACAAATTCGCATTCGTTTATAGTCGACAATAACATAGCTAACGTCATACCGCATCCGTCCTTTCATAAGTCAGTTGCAAGTAGTCCGCAATGTCGCGTTCTGTGTTTATTTCTGCTTTGATTGCGTTCTTTGCATGCTCCAATACTTTTGCTAGTTCGTCGTTGTACTTGTAATCTTCATCCGGGAAAATGTCTATCAAGTCCGCTAAAATGTCACAAGGAGAGCGAACGTCTAGGCATTCTTTCATATGTGTTGCTAAGTTGTCGGGGCAAATCTTTTGCTCATAGTCGCTGTAATAATCATCTAGTATCAAGTCACCGTACATGTCACGTTCCATTATTCTTCCTCCCATTCTTCATTGGTGCTTTCCAGCACGTCAAAAAGCATGTCTAACGTGTCTTCGTCTGTCATCCCTTCTTCTGTTTTTATATAGAACGCATCTATTGCAATTAATGCGCCAAAGCGAATATAGTCGCGTTTAGAAATGCCTTTCGATTCGAACACCTTTTCCATTTCCGCCGTCATTTTGTCTAGTCGTTCAGCGTCATATCCTCTGAATTCCATGTTCATTCCACTTCCTCCTTTAAACCTGCTTTTACTTTTTTGATAAACATTTCTTTGTCTGTTTCCATTTCGTACATGCCTTCGCTAGTTGCTACTGTGATTTGTGCGTTTTTGCCTTTGCTTTTTACCGCCATACCTAAAAACGTTAGGTTGTCTAGTTTCTTCTGATAGCGTCGTTTTTGGATGTGATTTGTTACGATAAAGATCGCTACCACTAGTAAAATTTTCATAATCATTGCTATTTATCTCCTTTCGTTTTATACCATGGCGTGCCTTCTTGCTCTTTTTCCTCGATTTCTTCGATTGCGTCTTGTAACAGCGAGACTAAAAAATTTGCTTGTGCTACGTCCATGAATACCGATGCGCCTGCGTCCACGATGTTATACACACTTAAATTAACTTTATCCCCATCCCATATACTGACTAGCGCCTCTGCGTGTTCTGGTAGTTTTACAAAGCCGATTGGTTTATCCATTTTCATTCCTCCGTTTCTTGGTTGTAACGCCATTTCGCAACTTTTTGTCCTTTGAATTTGTGACGTGTTCGTGTCTTTTCGTTCAGGTTCTTAGGTTTGACAAACCCTAGTACGTTATGACCTTTTGTGTTAGATAAAATAGCGCCATCGCTTTCGATAATCACTTCGCCGAAGTATTTCAGTAGGCAAAGCAACGTTTCTTCTATCTCTTTGTCAATCTCAAATTCTTGTTCGATATCCTTATAACATGCGTAAACTTTTCGACGCATAACGCTCACTCCTTAAACTAGAGTTACGTATAAATAAAGCAAGGTTAAAATGTAACATCCATATTGTCCGAACAGACTAATAACTCTCGACGCGGTGCATTTCGCGTTTTCATATTCACCATGCCAAAATTCTGCTAAATACAACCCTAAAACAACCGCAATAAAAGCACTCATCTTTCTACCTCCTATAACGTCATCAAACTAGCGATAATCAATAACATTCCGAACCCCAAACCGAAGAAACCTGCCAACGCTGCAAAATAACAATCTAACAACGTTTTCGCATCTTTTATCGACACCATCAACCATACCCCACAACCTACCATCGTGATTCCGCATAATAAAAGTAATAAAAATATCATGTCGATTCCTCCTTATAAGATGAAAAACGCACTAATAGCTGCGATCCCAATGCCGATATCAATCATAGCTAACAAGAAAAGCGCCAACGCCCAAGCTAAACTGTCTGTTTTTTCTGCCTCGATTAATGCCCGAATGCCTACACCAATCGAAGCAACCCCGCCAAGCAATATGAATAGCAACCCTAAAAATGTAATCATTATTCTTCGTCCTTTCTAAGTTTGTTATCTGAAATTGCAGTCATTAACGCACGGCGCACGGCTTTCGCTTCGTCTTCTGTTAACCAAATGTATTGCCACGAAAATTCTGAACTAAACGGCTTTTCATCAATCATTATGCAAACGTGCCCGTCTATCGTAGGTGCAACACTTAACTCTTTGCCCTCACGATTAAAAAGTATAAAGTCTTCCATCATGATTCCTCCCCGAACCAAATGAATTCATCATAGTTGCCGATCGCGTAATCTACAAAAGCGACTTGTTGTCTGAAAGTCTCCGTCATGTGTTGATAGCAATCCCAGATAAAGTTTAATTGTTGTTGTGTATGCATGATGTTTTCCTCCTTAGTTTTTATTAGTAGCGGTCAATTTCCCTCGACCACGGTTTCCCTGTCCATGCTTTCGCGTTGTCTTCCCAAACCTCAATGCGTTCAAACTCTAGCGCGTCTAACGTGCGACGGATAGAATCGAACGGCATTGCGCAAAAATCATCACGGTAACGATAAGGTATTGCTTTTAGTACTTGTCGGTTAGATTCGTAACGACTCTGCAAGTTCACGCACAAACCGTAAGTTGGTTTATGTTTTGTATCAAAGATACGATACGTTTCTTCTTGCCATAAAACATCTAGCACACTATAGAATCCTTCTGCCACGTTGTAAAAATAATAAACCGTACGTTCTTTGCCGGATGATAAATCAATAAATTCCTTGTGATCGTGATAGCCCGTTTTTCCCTCACGCATGTTCATCTTCCTTTCTTCGATTTTAAATCAAGTTTGCGCATCAATTGTCGTTATAATCACAATACTTGTCAATCTTTTTGCATCGCTCTATGTCTTCTTGTTCTTTCTTTGTCACTCGATAATCCAATGTCAAAGCAACGACATATCCTAATATAACGACAACAGCTAGCGCGATTAGTTCCATTTTTCCTCGTCCTCCTTGTAATAGATAGTTGCTAACTTATTAGAATATACTCGATGTTTACACAAACGAACTCGCAAAGCGTTTGCTGTAATATCACACCATTCCGTCTCTGACGCTTGTTTTGCATTGTCCACATCAAAGCGTCGTCCGTCACGCGTCACAATGACTACAGGTTTGGGAGCGGTGCGTCCTTTTGTCTCGATGCCGTGTTGCCGTAAAATACGGCGTAATGTGTTAGGATCTCGGCGTGTGCGATTAGCTATCTTAACAGTTGGCACTCCTTCTTTTGCCCACTTGACAAGTAAGTATTGTTCAATATAACTCATATCTCTACCCATTGGGCAATCTAAACGCCCTTTGTCGATTTCGATTAGATACATAAGCGTTTGTGCTGTATTTACTTTCTTGTCATCTTCCGTCCAATTTCCGAAGTGAGTAATAACCGTCAATTCTGCCCAACGTCGTTCGTTGCCCATTCTTAACATTTCATCGATTGTATATAGCAAATGTTCGTGTTCAAAGTTCTTGATTCCTTCTGCACTTAAGTCATGTTTGATAATCATCATTTTTCCTCCTTAGTTTCGATTGCATAAATTAGTAAGATACTTCCTAACAATAAGAATAAATTTGCCGCGTTATCACACCCCAATAATTAGATGTTGCAATGCGTCGGTCAATTCTTTCAACTCATCGTCGATTTTGTCTGCTCGCGCTTGCGTCAGCTCGCCAATTGTTAGTAAGTCGTGTTGGCGTTCTACTAATTGGCTTTTCTTTTCTTTAATTAATTTGATGAACAAGTCTTTCTCTTTCTTCGTCATTCCCTATCATCCTTTCGTCAATTACGAGAAAAACTTCGCTTGTGATTTCTTCGGCAAGCTGATAACTTGACACGTCTATCTCGCTGCCAAAGCGATCAAAACATTTGACGTTAACCCCGTTCATAAGCGATATCACTCACTTCGCAATGCAAGAACCAACTCATTTCCTCTATTAGCTCGTACGATATACGCGCAGAAACATACTCCCTGTTTTCATAATTTATAATTTGGTATTCTGGAATATTTAATACTTCTGCCATCCTCTCCGTAGTAACGCCCATTTCGATTCTTCGTCTTCTCAACTCTTTTGATATGCAGCGCCATTCCATAGGCTTTTCCTCCTTTGATTTAACATCAACAAACTTCACAAAAATAGTTTAATTGATTTAAAATCAATCGTCAAGAGATAAACTCAACTTTTCACAATTAAAATTATTAAGATTTCTTAAGTAGTTTAAGCTTGACGTTTGACTTTAAATCAAACAAGATATAAGGTTAGTTTGTAACAAGGAAAGCGATAGTGTAAAATATACTATCATTTTTAAAATAGGAGGAATAGAAAATGCAAAACTTAGGTAGAAGGTATAAAAAACTGCGTATTGAAAAGAATTTAACACAAGCGGAACTTGCCGAGATTGTCGGCGGCACACATTCAACAGTGGCGAAGTGGGAAGCTGGCGTAAACTTACCGCGCGCAAAAGAATTGCGCATATTAGCAAGGTTGTTCGGGGTCAGCTCTGATTATTTGATCGGTTTAACGGATGATCGTACGCCTTACTATTTAGAAGAGAAGGCGAAGTCATGAGAACAGGTTTATATGTAAGAGTTTCGACAGCGGAACAAGAAAAGCATGGTTACTCTATTAAGGTACAATTGGAAAAGCTAAGGGCGTTCGCTAGTGCAAAAGACTATACAATAGTAAAAGAATACGTTGACGCGGCGCAATCCGGTGCAAAGTTAGAACGTCCGGGCTTGAAACAGCTCATTAAAGACGCAGAAAGCAATGCACTTGATTGCGTTTTGGTTTATCGTTTAGACCGTTTGAGTAGGTCGCAAAAAGATACTATGTATTTGATAGAAGATGTTTTTCTTAAGAACAACGTCGCTTTTGTTTCGTTACAGGAAAGTTTCGACACAACCTCTTCTTTTGGGCGTGCAACGATTGGGATGTTATCGGTATTCGCTCAACTAGAAAGAGATAACATCACAGAACGCCTTTTCTCTGGACGCGCTCATCGAGCGAAAAGAGGTTTTCATCATGGCGGTGGGATTATTCCATTCGGATATCGTTATGACGTGGAAAACGGAGAGTTAAAACGTTTTAAAAACGAATCTGATGAAGTATTGGCAATGTTTGAAATGATCGCAAACGGAAAAAGTGTTTCTAGTGTAGCAAAAAAATTTAACACGTATGATACGACAATTAGACGCAGGATTGCCAATCAAGTTTATATTGGAAAAATACAGTTCGACGGCGAAACGTTTGACGGACAACACGAACCAATTGTTAATAAGGAGTTATTTGAGAAGGCAAATGCTAGAATGAACGCTAGGGCTTCTAGTTTGCCGTTTAAACGTACTTATTTATTATCGGGGCTTATCTATTGCGGAAAATGTGGCGAACGGTGTAGCGCCTATGAAAGCCGGTCAAAGCACAACGGCAAAGAATATCGACGCGCCTATTATCGTTGTAACGCTAGGACGTGGAAGTATAAACAAAAACACGGCAGGACGTGCGAACAACCGCATATAAGAGTTGACGAATTAGAACAAGCGGTTATGGAACAAGTGAAACGATTGCCGTTAAAACGCAAGACGAAAAAGCGTGCGTTTGATTTTAAACCAATCGAAAACAAGATCGCTACTATTGATAAGCAAAAGGAACGGCTGCTTGATTTGTATTTAAATGAACACTTAGATAATGAAATGTTTAGTAAGAAGTCGAAAGAACTCGATAAGTCGCGCGACAAACTAGCAAAACAGTTAGAAAGATTACGTATCCAATCGTTGGAAACCGTCGAAAATTATCAATGGTTAGACGAAATTGATTGGGATAACCTAGACAAAGATACCTTACGTGAGGTTTTAGAACGTATAATAGAAAGAATCGTGATTCGCGACAAAGATGTAGAGATATATTTCAAATGAGTATTTATAGTAAAGAGCTATTCTATCATTATTTCGAATGGTAAAATAGCTCTTTTCGAGTGCGTTACTTGATATAAAATCAACTAGAATTTATAATAAAGGTGTAATAAGATAAAAGTAAAAGGAAAGGGATTGGTTATCATGACAAACAAAACTATCAAAGGAATCGTAACTTTATTGGCAGTAACAACTATCGGAATGACACAAACAGTCGATGCGATGGAACAAACAGTTATTGACGACGACCGAGTGATGGTTATCACGGATGAGTTAGCTCAAAAAGATGAAGTTGTAAAGCCTGCGGAAATTAAAACAGTTAAGAAAGCTATTAAGAAAATCAAAAAGGAAGGCAAATGGTTCGGCGGTTTCAAGAAAGCAAAAGTCAAAAAAGATATCTTAGTGGTGGAGCTTAATTTGACAATGGGAAGCACAGCTAAAAAGAATTTTGATGATAATTTGGAAGTTATTGCAGAACACGCGCCCAAAGGTTGGACTATCAATGTAACAGGTAAAGATACCGACGGCAAATTTAATGCTGGGCAAGTGCAAAACTTAAACGGAAAACAAGTGACCGCGCATAACCATATCGACGATACAATTACATTGTTCGAAAAATGACAGCACTAAGAAGGGTAGCCGATTCGCTCCTACCCTCTTTTTCATAGACCGCTCATGCTACTATGTGCATGGTTGATTTTCATCTCTATTAAAACAACGAAGAAATTCAAAGACACATTTTGATTTAAAATCAATTTATTGTATAATTAGTATAGAAGAAAGGGAGAAAACGTCATGACAATGAATAA